TGGGCCGTAGCGATAACGAGGTGACTGCCTCGTTCGACAAGGATGGTGTTTACCACATGAATGTTTCAGGGGGTGCTCGATACAAGCACCACCTCTGGAATCATACATCTGACGATGTCTTTGTCGTCGACCATGGCTACTTTGGTCTGTTGGGTCCATTCACCGTGTACCAGCAAGATGTCAAGCACGTGTTTGACGACCGCGTGGTTGTCTTATACACGCCACTCGCGCATTATACCGGCTTTGCCGCACTGGTTGCACGCGGCGCGAGGGCCCTTGGCCTTCTTCGAGGGGCTACTTTGGAGCGCATCAAACCGAACGTCTGTGAAGGCTTCGTGTGTTTGCGCACAATGACCTCAGAGGGCACATTGGTGTCAATTGGGCGCGTAGATAGCCCCTACGCCCTCACACTCCCCGAGACGGATTTCGAGGCAGCGCGCTGCCACTTCCTGTCTTGTGCGAGCTCCTACGGCCAAGCCCACGCTACGGTCGCATTGGAGCTGGAGAAGCGCATCGTGCAGTTGCGCGGAAAGGCAGGGCTGTTGGCTGAGTTCTTCAAAGCTAACCCAGGGCCCTTGCCAATTTTGTCCATTGGGACCGCCCTTGTTGGGGAAAGGAGGTACACGTTTAACCTGGATGGCATACCAGAGAAACCGATGTGCGTGGCCTTTATGAACCCATTTGTAGCGGGAGGAGCTTATGTCCCGCTAGGCGGCCTACCAGCCCAGATCCAAGCAGCAGAGGGACGCGTCAAGAAGTTCACTGGCAACAGAGTGGACCAGATGCCTGTTCAGTACATTTCCCTCGCCGTTGAGTTTTGTAAGCATGTGTTCCCAGAGGCTCACATTCTCGACCCCTGCACTATCGAAGAGGTTCTTCGGCGGCAACCAGCGCCCAGCCAGCAGAATAGAAATGCGGCTGCCATGACGGGAAAACCTGACCCACGCAAGCTCCAAGTCTTTAACAAGAGAGAGACTTATGGTAAGCCCACCGATACGAGGATCATCAGTCCTGCACCAGCTATGGCCATGCTAGAGGAGAGTCAGTTCATGTACCCTCTCGCAGACCATTTCGCGCAATATACCGATTGCGGATTGCCCGGAATTGCTGGTGGCAGAAGTTGTCCCTGGTATGCTTTTGGCATGAAACCCATGGAAGTACATGAGGCCGTGGCCTCGGTTGCCATGAGCGCCAAAGTAGGCATCTTGGATACGGACGCGAACCGCTTTGACGGTAATGTCAAGCTGGCCCTTCGGGAGTTCGACCAAATGCTGCTCGCCAGAGCATACGCCAGACGCCACCATAGCCGCATGTTCAAAGTGCGCCGCAAGACCTTCGGATACATAGCCCAGACCCCAGACGGATTCGAGTATTATACTGACGCCACACAGTTGTCAGGTTTCCCGGACACCGCTGCGTTGAACTCAGCACGCAGTGCGTTCTTCTCGTATGCCGCTTTGCGCCTGCAGGGTCTCACACCCTCAGAGGCGTGGGCTGGGCTTGGCCTATATGGTGGGGACGATGGTTTCACCGCTGACCTAGATGCGGAAATTTTCCAGAGAGTGGCCCGAGACTTCGGCATGAGCATGGAATGCGTGCTCATTCGCCGAGGGGAGATGGGTGTGAACTTCCTCGGGCGTTACTATGGCCCAGAAGTGTTCACTGGTGATACTAACAGCATGATTGATTTCGGAAGGATGATCGTGAAGTTGCACCTCACTACAGACCATGATGCGGTTCTCCACTACAAAAGGTGGGAAAAGCTCGCGGAGAAGCTTACTAGCTTGCACTGCACTGATGCTGAGACGCCAGTGATAAGTGATCTCCTCGCTGCAGCTAAGCGCACTGGTCGCTGGAATTGCCCAACAGCTGTTGGCGCGTATGTCATTAACACCCGTGCTCCATGGATGGACCTGGTGATTGACAATGCGTGCGACAAGCTAAGCCTTGACCGGGTTGGCCTTACGGCATGGCTTGGTCTCGTCAATACAGTGACCCAGTTGCTCGAGTGCCCTGGGTTTGGCGAGGCTGAGATTGTGCCGCCTAAGGCGCCAGTCATCATGAATGGAGAAGTTGTTCTACCTGTTGGCACACAGTTGACCGAGGATGATATCTTCAAGCTTGGGCGTAGTACACACGTGCAAGCACATGAGAGCAAAGCTACCGCAAAAGCTGATGCTGAGGCTGCCAAGGAATTCATGAGCAAGGACGCAGCTAATGAGTTCAAGAAGTACCAGTCCATTGTTGAGAAGGGCAAGGAAGAAGCGGACGCCTGTCCACACCCGCCGAGGGTGAAGCCATCAGGTGAGCCCTTCATTTGTCCGTGTCAGTGGGCTGCACCTGGGCGGAAGAAGGAGGAGAGTGATGCTGATTATGCCACGCGCCGACAGGCGTGGGAATCCAGCCGCGCGCATGCGGCTAGGAAGGCTAAGATCACCCTCTAACTGAGCCCCTTGGGCAAGGCAATGGACAGCCTAAACATCTACCGGACCAACCGGTTACAAAAGGGTGCTGACTAAACCACCAGGGTGAGCAGGGGGGTCGTGCCCCCAACGACCACAAATCGTCACTACCCAGTGGGGTCAGCATTTGGCAGCGGAAAGCCTCAACATCTCCCAGATAAACTGGGTAAACAAATAGTGGGTGCCAAGCATGCTGTAGTCATCCACTGTTCTTGCCGGTCGCACCGGAATTCCGAAATCGGAATTTTCAATCTGAAACGATGAACAACAACAACAACAGCAACAATGCTGCTCCACCTTCTCGCCGCTCTCGCAAGCGTGGTAGGGGTAGCACTTCTCCTGGTGGTCAAGCTCCTCCAAAGAAGCCCAAGACACAAAGCCAGCAGCGCCGGCAGCGACGCCGAAGGAATCAGCGAAATGGACGAGCCATGGCTGATCGCGCTGACCGAGGCGGAGACTACCTTGCAGGCCGAGGACCCACGAACAATTTCAGTGGGTACGGAAACAAGGCGTCGATGCCCATTTGTGAGAGAGAGTACATTGC